CGCGCCATAAACATAAAAAATGCTCTATTGAGTCATATTCGCCGCGTTTTTAAGCTCTCACGCGCAAACTGTTACTGTATTTAATAACAGTGTTTTATTTCTATTCTTTTCATTTTATCCAAAAGCATCAAACCCCATGCGTACCTTGCTCCATCTGGTTTCGTAGGATTACAAGCTTTACCAGTCTAGATTAAATAGAGATCCGCCAACTAACATAAATCGAATTTTTTCCTTTATTTTCATAAGAATAACTTTTCCCCGAGATCCATTTGAGATCCATAAAACTGAAAAGCACCGAAATTCTTTTCAATGTTTTCAGTTGACGGGCATGGTAAGAAAGCCAGAAATGGCACGCTCTGGCGCATCGGTTTGTAAAATAATAAAACTGAAAAATTTTTATGATGCAAAACCCGCAGGCGGGTGCGGTGTAGCGCCGTTTTTGTCGGTGAGACGTTTATTTTGTCGGGCTGTGGCTGCGCCAGCGCAACGCTGTGCATGCGATCTTATTGAAGGTAATGCGTCGAATGGTTGCGTCTGTGCGGCGCTCGGAAGGCGTTCTGTGCGGTCTGGTGACAGGCATAAAAAAACCCGCTGAGTTAGCGGGCTAAAAGTGATGGTGATTAACCTATGACGGGCGAGTATTTCGCGGCCAGCGCCGTGGCCTGCGTGGCACACTGTCCGATGGCAGCGCTGTTGGTTGGCTGCCCGGTAGACGGGTGCGTATGGCTGGCAAGTTGTGTCGCCAGCTGCTGTACCAGTGCAACGGTGTCCAGCATCAGCTGCGCCACGTTGATTTGCTCTGAACCAATCCATACAACCGGCGCGATAATCTCCTGACGCGTACCGGCAACGCTTAGCCTTAGCTGGCCAATCTTCTCAACCAGTTCCTTTCCCACGGTGAGTGCGGCATTTCCTGTGATGTCAGATTCAGCGTTACCGCCCACTGTAATCAGCTGATCGCCCTTAACGCCCGTGGTGTAACTTCCCGTTGTGACCTGCTGAATGGCACCGGCCAGCAGCGTGGCAGTGCCAATCACGGTAGTTTTGTCGGCGGCCTTCACCGTCGTTTCGCGGCTTACCAGCTCACGCGTTTCACTGTCGGCCTTCACCTCGCGCGCCATAGAGGTTTCCCGAATAACCTGATCGGTTTTTCGCTCCCAGTCACCTGATTGCGTGACGCGCTGTGATACCTCTTCGCGCTGCTGCTGTAGCTGCTCGCCCGGCTTCACGTCCGGCAGGCTGGTGCCGTCCGGCACGGTCTGACGCACAAACGGCTTATCGGGACGCCCACCGTTAAATCCGACCTCAACCAGCGTGCCTTCAGGCGGAAACTGGAACATGCCAGAGTCATTACCGGCCATCGGCACGGGCAGCGGTACGGCAGGATAAACCGGCGTGGTGCCGTCCGGCTTGCCGTCGGCGTCCAGCAGTTGAAGATCAACGGCGTAGCGCGGCCTGAACGGGTCGGCAAAGTTACCGCTTTTCACTGTTTCGCTGGGTGCCACTACTCGCGCAAACTTAGGCAGATGCAGGCCGCTGGCCAGCTCCGGGTACTGACTTTCAATCTGACGCTGAATGGGCGTCTTCTGCAACGCCTGCCCGGTTGTTCGGTTGCGCGGCGTCCAGGTGATCGTCATGGTGTCGTTATTCAGCTGCACTTTCGTCACGCGCTGGCCATTCAGCTCAACGCCGGGCCTGACGCTCTGGATGAGCGGCACAATCATTGAATTGCCGCCCGCCGCGCCCTGGCTGAATTCAGCCGGCACGTCTACCGGCTTGCCAGCAAACAGCGACTTTTCCGCCCCGCCCACGTATACGCCGCCGTCCGGCATCTGATACCAGACGTAATCGTTAATACCGAAGGCTTTGCCCAGATTGCCCAGCAGCTGGAAGCCGGTGCCGCTGTGCGTAAAGTGTGGGATAGGCTTATCACTGTAAGCGGCATCCGGCACGCTGAAAGTAAGTCCGCTGTTTTCTTCCAGCCAGGCGGCAATCTGGCGCAGCGTGGGATGCTGAAAAGAGCACGGCCAGTTGCGATCAAACACGCCGCACACCTCACGCACAAACAGGCGCTGAAAGCCGCTCTCCGCTGGCTGCGAGCGCTCAACGTAGCCGGTAAACCAGCGCAGAACCAGCGAGGGGTAGCCCACGTCGATGCGCACCATTTTGCCGGTGTAATCGGTCTGGGTCTGCGCGGTAATAAAGCCCCGGCCACAGCTGTTAAGCTCCAGCACCAGACTGGCATCAGCCAGATGTACCTCATCGGTTGAGAGATAAAGTCGGATTAAAGGTTTCATCGTTATTCCAGTGCATCGTTGACCGGCTTAAGCACCCTGCGCTCAAACCACGTCATTTTCTCTTCGCTTTCGCCTGCTGCGTTTCCACCGCCAGCCGTTGCGCCGCCGGTCTGCTTGGTGGCCGTGGTTTTTCCGCTGGCCCTCGCTTCCCGCTTTTCCTGCACGCTGACGTGCTCGGTGAGCGTGAACGTTACCAGCCATGCCATTTTGCCTTCCTGCTGCGGCGCATCGACGTTGCCGGTAAACGTCGCTTCACGAAAGCTCACGGCACGCGCGACCTCATGCGCAACGCGGTATTTCTGGCGCACTCCGCTGGCATCCGCTGCCGAAGCGAGTTCAAAAATTCGTTTAAGCAAAGCGGCATTGCTAAAGCCGATTTCGCCTGAAATGCGCAGTTCCTTGCCCTTTACGCCCTGCTCTGCCTTCGTCGTAGCGCTGGTCTGTCCGGACTGGTCTTTGTCCTGAATCTGCATGGACACCGTTACACGCATATTTTTAAGCGGGATGCCTTCACCGTTAAGCGCCAGCGTCGGGTTCGAACTCATGGATCATGCTCCTTATTCCTTCAAGATTGTCCCCGACCAGCATCATGGCCGCCGTATAAACGGCAGAAGGCTGCGGGATGTCCTTTTGCAGCTGCACCAGTGTATTGGTCAAAGCGCCCTGCCCGGTAAATACCCATGCCCGCGCACTTTTTCCCTGAAGATCCCCCAGACCTGCAGCTATGTCTGCCAGCATGGCATCACGTTTTTGCCCGAACGCGCTTAACTGCTGCTTTACCTGCTCAAGGCTCACACCGGCTACCGGTTTCCGTACCGGCAAGCTTTGCCGGATATACAACGTATTCGCCCTGGTCCCACCCGGCCCGAATGTAAAAATGCTCTGACGTAATGACTTCATACTGATAGCGGCGGCAGGTTCTGCCGTACTGCCGGATTATCTGAATCAAAAGCTGCGCGTTATCGGCTATCTGGCTGTCAGTCACGCGAACAATAATCACGTCCCAGTCGATATCCGGCTGGCGCTCCAGCAACTCAACATACCCGATACCCAGCCGCTCAAAGATGCTGATAAACCCCGCCACCGAACCGGCATCCCGTGCGTTGATGAAGGCATAAGCCACCCGCTTGCGGTACAGCGCCAGCGGTTCACCGTTGAAGCGGGTGATATCGCGGTCATAGGCCAGCAGGTTCAGCAGCGGTTCAGCGCAGGTCAGCGGATCGAACTGGCTCACCGGCCACGTTACCCAGCCGTAAACCAGCGCCCAGAATTTCCGCGCCGCTTTCAGCAGCTTTTCCGGCTCACCCTTTTTCATCCACGTTGGCAGGCTCAGCCCGGCCAGCTTTTTCATGAAATCAGTCATGTTCAATGCTCACATTCAGACTCTTCAGGCGCGGCACGCTTAATTCGCTCACAATGTCCGCCAGTGAAAAGGCGATGGAATCCACCACCGGGAAGGTTTTATGAATTTCCCGCCCGAGGTTTGAGAACGAAAAGCGCCCGTATGGCCACGTTTTCCTGACGGTGTAATCCGCGTTTTCCCTGAAGGCACAGCGGATCAGATTTCCGGCGTTTCTCTTCAGCAGCGCCTGATCCTCCTGCGTCATGTTGTCCGGGTCTTTCAGATACAGCACCACGTTCAGATCGTGCTGCGTTTCCGGCATGCCGAAGCACTGCATATCGTCACCGTGGCCGTGGTGGCCCTGCGTGTTGATGTAGTCATTCACCGCCGTAATAAACGGCCCGGATGCCACACCCGAATCCAGAAGCAGATACGCGTTTGCCGTTCCCGGCCCGCGCGGTGCGTCATGCAGGAAGAAAAT